GTCGAGGAGTCGCGGAGTCCTGAAGTAATGGAATCGGCAAAGGTCATCGAGCAGACAGCAGAAAAGCCAGCGGCCAGGGCGAGCGGTTGCCCTGAGTGCGGCGGGTTGAACGGAGTACATCAACGAGGATGCAAGCGGAAATAGGGGGCTTGAAGTCTTAGCGGCTTGGGGCGATATTTGAGGAGTGGCAGGAGGGAAACGGGATGACAAAGCGCAACCAAAACGAAGTGAGGCCGGAAGACAGTTTGACGTTTGCGGGCCTTGAGACGTGCGACGAGGACAGGGCAAAAGCAGCGGCCCTCAGTATGCGCGAGGAGATGGAAACGCGTCTCAGGTCAACCAGGGGCGACATTTCAGCCAAGGCTGGCCGGATGGAGCGGGAAAGCCCGTTATTCTTCGGGACGGGAGACAGCCCGTTACTGTGGTAGCGTACCGCTGTATCGAGTGTCGGGCGACCGCGACCAGCTTTAGCGGCCTAATCTCAAGGTGCGGGAAGTGTGGCGCGGGTCCGGCTTTTCAACTGGTGGAGTATCGAGACGGTAAAGACAGCTTGCCGACAATGCCGACTGATGGCAGGATGATGGCAGCGGGAAGGGAAACAGAATGATGGGAATAATCCTTGCTTTGATAGCGGCAGCGGTTCTGCTGGTGGTAGCACCAGCCTTCGCGGTGGGTTTCATGGACCGTCGACGGGAAGCGCGAGAACTTGCACGGCGGGAGGCACAGCAATACGCCGATTACGTGCGGGAGATCAGCGGCAAGCCGATGACGGCGCAGGAGATCAAAGACCTACACGCAGCACGGTGGTAACGGCAGCCTGACCGGGATCAGGCCGACAACGTAGGACGCTCTGAGGAGGGCGAGACAATGACGGGAATCGAACGGCTTTTGACGAAGACGAGCAATGCAACGGCTCAGGCACTCATGGGGATGTGTGCCGTGGTAGACCGTAGAGTACTGGACCGCGCCAGGGAAGAGGCGCTGGAGGATGATGAGCGGAGGTTCCGCCGCCTATGGCAGGAGCATAAGCCGATGGTGCATTACGGCTGCGAGTGAGCCGACAGGAAGCGCGGCGGGCCTCACCTTCGGGTGGGGCCTTGCTGTCTGTATGGAATAGTGGGAAGATCAATTCACCGGCAACCCCGGCAGGAGATGAGGCAATGCGGAAGTTTACAGCGGCAGAGGTACAGGCGATCATCGAGGCAGAGCGGCGCGGAGAGTTCCAGCTTCCCGAAGGCGATTACACAGACGCGACACTGACGGCAGCGTTAGAGAGGATCGACACGGCAGCGGCTTACAAGATCACAGCACGGCGGGCGATAGCGGAGATGGAGCAGCCCGCACCGGCAAAGCACGGCTACGGTTGCGCCTGTGCTGATTGCGGGAGGGAGAGGGAAGACAGGAAGGCCAGCGACCGGCAGGACTGCGAGACCTCGGAGATGACGGAAGAGGCGAAAGCGGCAAACCGGGCGATGATAGCGGAGATGGACAGCGAGACGTTGGAAGCACTGACTGAGAAGATGGCGGTGGTGCTGATGGAGCCGGACGAAGACCAGCGGAGCGAGTTCCAGCGCCGCGCCGACCTTGCCAACGTTCACAGCTTCACAGAGCGCAACGCCTGACCAGTCCACAATTTGGACTCCACGCCCCCGGCTACGGCTGGGGGCTTTCTTTGGTCTGGGCCCGGCAGGCAGGCAAACCAGCTTCAAATGGCCTCCCCAGAGGCTCTAGGACGCATCGGTAGGAGATCGGACAGGCTACCCTATGGCAGTTTCGGCAGTCCAACGGCGACCCACGCCAGCCGCCAGCCGCCGCCCCGCAGGGAGGGAGAGGCAAGCACCCTATAGAGGGAGAGACGAGTAGAACGTAACAGGCGTAACAGATGAGACGGCATAGGACAGCAGAAGAGCGGAGAGACGGCACGGCAGGACGGGCCACGCCTCCAGCGACAGGCGACCAGTCACGCCTTCACCGGCTATGCTCCATCTTCGCGCCGATCCTTCACCCTGCCCCCCTCGGCCATCAGTGGCGCTATGCTTTGCCCCGCCCCCCCCGCCCTGCCCCTGCCCCTCGCTCGCCGCGCCACGACGACGACGCGCCGACCGCCCGCCCACCACGTCACGCGCACAGGTGGCGGCAAGGGGGTAGGTGGCCCCCCGTCGCTCCGCGACTATGCTCAGTAGCACAAAACCGAAATCCGAGTTTTTGATGTAGGCAGAATAGGAAGTGGAATAAAAAGAGTTCAATTTTACAGTTTTGATATTTTGAATCTTTTTGAGTTGCGGGACTTGCGTAAATGGAGTATGTGGGTGTAGGTTGAATGAGAGGGGCAAAGGGGGAGGGGAAATGCAGGGATACGCGACGGATTTGGAAAAGGGTATTGCGGCTGAGGACAGTCTTATCGCACAGTGTACTCACGTGTGCCGGTATGCGACTGGCGCGGTTGGTGGTCGGTTCATGTTGCGGCCGGAGGAGAGTGCGGTGCTGGGCCGGGGGATGGCGCAGCGGGTGATGGAGCGGTCAGAGTCTTATGCGCGGGAAACGGGGAAGATCCTGAAGTCGATGGCCCTGGCGGACGCCGGGGTGTTTGCGGTTTTAGGGTTCAATCAAATTAGGGGGTTATAGGGATGGGAATGGAAGACCAGGAATTGGCGGCTGCGCGGGGGCATCTTGAGTACTGGCAACGGGAGTTGCGGCTTGACCATATTGATTTTGAAATCATGCTTTATAACCCCGGAGAGAGTGACGATCAACTCGGAACCTGCAAAGTTGCACCGAGTAAGCACAGGCAAAAGATTATTCTTCGTAACCCGAGAGATAGGTCAGAAGGGGATCTTGCGGTTTTCCGGCACGATCTGGAAGTTGTGATTGTCCATGAACTACTTCACACAAAAGAGTTTCCGTGGCGGGATCATCCGGCCGTGGGCAGGGTAATGGACGAAGACAAATGGCTGAGAGGTTTACATGAAGACAGCCTGGACGCGGTAGCAGAGGCGCTCGTGAGGGCGCGGAGAGGGATGAGGAGGTAATCATGGGATTCGAGATCAAGGACAGGCGGGCAGAGAAGGCGGCGGCAGAAGCGGCGGCGCCGATGGAGCCAGAGGTTTTTGCGGCTGGGCTGGGCGGTGCTCTTGAGGCGGCTGTGGCCGGCGGGGACGTGGTGGAGATCAACCGGGTGTCGGCGGAGTGTGGCGGCGGCCCTGAGCACAAGGTGGTCGAGTTTAAGAAGACAGTGAAGGGGGAGGTGCAGACGTGGAAGAGCGTCGGGTATCTCCCCGTTTTTCTTCCGGTCGGAGGCCAGCAGGTGTTGATGATCCAGGCGGTCGGGTTGCGGACGGACGACAGGCTGTTCACCGCGAACTACGCTTTGCCTCCGATGTGGACGGAGGGTGACGACTACATGGCCGCGGCAAAGGACCGGCTGGACAGTTTCAAAGCGTGCTCGTGCGACGACCACGGGAAGTGTAAGTTCCACGGTGAGGCGATGATGAGTGCGTCGGCTCCGGGGAAGTGGCTGGAGGCGGACTTGAAGCGGCTGAAGAAGTTCCACGAGACGCCGATGCCGGAGGCGGTTGAGGTTTTGATGCGGGGGATGCAAGAGGCGGCCCAGCGTCGGATTGTGACGCCGGCAGAAGCAGCGAAGGGGATGATTCAATGAGCAACAAGATTGTAGTGCCAGAAGGGATGCTCAAGGCGGCGATGGCAGCGAGAAACGCACACTTTATTGGAGACGACAAACGAATCGAGCTTATTCTCGAAGCGGCTCTGCGCTGGCTGTCGGAGAACCCGATTGTGCCGACAGAGAAGCAGGAGAGGAAACTGGACGATGCGTGGATGGAGTCAAAAAAGGACTTAGCCTCTCGTTATTACAAGTGCGCTCATGCTACGGAGTTTGGGGCAATTGAGTGGCAGCGCATGATGTTCCTTGAGCCGGAGCCGGAAGTGCCGGAAGAGATCAAGGACTTGATCGCTGGCGTTCACCCCGACGTGGCTCCTATCGCCATCGAAGCCTTCCGGCGCGGACAGAAGGCTGGTGAAAAATGAAGGCACACCTGAGCGACACATGGCGTGAACGAGCGGACGAGATTTGTGGATTTGGAAAGTACCGCCGTTCTCTGATGGCATTGAAGGTTGTGTTTTGGGAGCTTCAAAATCTTTTGGCGGACAGGTAAGCATGAAACTCTTCTTCTACGGGTCCGAGATGGTTTCACAGTCCACGTACCCAGAAATCGAAATCGTCAACCCGGAAGAGCAAGAGTATCTTCAGAAAATCGAAGAGTCAATGATGACGGTTATCAATCAGTACGGGATAGCTGGACTGGCGGCTCCGCAGATTGGTTATCCCCTCCAGATGTTAGTAGTGAAGTTGTCTGGCGGGAAGAGGATGACTCTCATCAATCCTCAGATCGAACGGATGTACGGATCGGAGACAGATTATCCAGAGGGTTGTATAAGTTGCCCACCGGGAGGGAACCAGTGTTACGTGGCCCGGATGCAGTTCATTCACGTTGTAGCGAGTACGATTGAGGAACCGAACCGGGTGGTGGATCTTCAGTTCAGCGGTTGGGATGCTCGGTTGGTTCAGCACGAGATAGACCATCTTTCAGGGACGTTCTTTCTGGACCGGGCGAGCGTGGTGGATAAGTCGAAGGTGTTGGAGCAATACCACCAGTGGAAGCGCACATTCAAACAAGGCGGGATTGAATTCCCGTGTGGAGGAAATCATGGCAGCAGTGGACATTGCAGTACCGAGGCGCAGCATTCCAGAGCAGTCGCCCATTGATGGCGGCACGGTTATTTGTGGCGGCTGTGGCAACCCGTTGGTGATGACGGTGAAGATGGGCCGGCGCGGGGTTGAGGCGTTGCGCTACGAGTGCAATAACGAAGAGCGCGGCTGCTCCTACTTCTTCGAGACGCGGGTGTACGTGGCCGCGGAGATGAAGGGCGTTCGGAAGGACGGTACGACGGTCACGGTTCCTGAAGCGAGGGTGTAATGAGCAAGAAGAAAAACAAATACCCGACACTTCCTGATGGATCAGAAGACTGGCGGGATCTCGATTGGAAGCAAAAATTAGAGCGTAGGATTGTTGAAGGTCGAGACAAGCCGAAGGGGAGTGCGTGATGAGCGAAGTGGCGACTTTGACGGTTGGGATGTTGGCGGGAGCGGTGACTCTCGCCTTGGCCTTCGGTATTTTCCTGTTGGCTCAGAAGGCATGGTCGGCGGCCAAAGACCTGACGGCGGCTCTCAGGGGTATACCGCAGTTGGTGAAGTCGAACCAGGAGGTCGCCAAGGCTCTGCATCGGTTCTCAGGGGAGTTGGAGTTCTTGCGGACGGTGATGACTGGTGGGACGCCACCGGAAGGCGCACAGGCCCAGACGGGAGCGCCGGCGGACCCGCAGCGGCCACCGGCAGGCGCAGCGGCTCAGTTCCCTCAGTGGCAACCCTTTGTGGCGGTCGTAGACGCTCCTGACGCGGAGGAGAGCGACACGGAAATCATCGACACACCTGACGAGGAGTTGGCAGAGATCGAGGGTATCGAGGAGATCCGCGGTCGAGGGTACGCGGCTGGCCCGGAAGCGGACCCGATGGAGAACCCGCCGGGAGTGGTAGCGAATGTGTAGTAACCCACTGCTCCGGGGGGGGGCACTTTGCAGGTCCAAATTTTGGACTAGGAGGAATCGGTTATGAGTATTGCAGAAAGGTTCTCGAATTTGTTGTTTTCGGTAACGGACGCGGGAAGGGAAATCAAAACCCAGCGCGACAGACTGATTCTCCTGATCGTCAGAGTACGCGATCAATACGTGAAATTTGGCGTCTTATCTCCAAGTGTCGAACAGGAAGTCGATACGGCTATAGATGATGTGAGGGGTGGACTTCCACGAGGAGCAAGAGAATCTCTGAAGAAGATGTTAGACTACGTTATGGATCAACACTTACTCCCTCCCGCAGACTACAAGAATCTAGTGGAGGATAACGACATTCTCCGGTCGGCCAATGAGATATTGGTCTTATCGAACACAAACCTCCGTCATTCAAACGACCGTTTGCAATCTCTCGTTGAAAAAATGCAGGCAGAGAAATTCGCATCGCCCCAGCCGGAAATCAAACCAGAGGAAGCGCCAAGCGTATGACCAAGACACTCGCAAAGCGGGGAAAGACCGACGCTCGTCACCTGATGCGCTACATCAAGTCGAAGGTGATGGACCCGGCCGCGATAGCGAAGGCGGAACACGTCTCGCTGGCGACGGTGATGGAGTCGATCAAGTCGATCGAGATGTACGAACAACAGAACACGGAGGGCCAGATGCAGTTGGCAGTCCGCGATCTTGTCATCTCGACGATCCCCCAGGCGAAGGAGACGATCAACGGTTTGCTCACCTCCACGGAACTTGTGATGAAGAAGAACCTGAAGACGGGCAAAGACGAGTACGTGACGGTGGAGGACAAGACGACGCGGCTCGAAGGCGCACGGTTGGTGAGGGATTTGATTGTGGGGTTGCAGCCGAAGGGACCGGGGGTTGCGGTTCAAGTAAATAACAACAACCAGCCTACGGTTCAGATGGGTTCAGCGGAGACCGTTGAAGAAAGAATGAAGCGGCTGAGGGCGAAGGCGCAGGCCCACAATCTCTTACCGGCGGAAACAGCGGCAGTACCCGATTATATTGATGCCGGCGACGATGCACCAGACGACGACGATGATGACGAAGAGGACAGCGAAGAGGACGAGTAAATGGCACTCGAAAGGCAGAACCCGTACCTCAACGAAATCATTGAAGTCCTTGACCTCCACCTTCAAAAGTACGGTGGGGATCAGATAAAAGCGCGTGAGTATTTATCAAAAGACGACAATGAATGGATCGATAATGAATTACTAAGTTGCATAACCAACACTAGATATTTTCTAAGTAACTACTACGCCATCAAAACAGAAGACCGCGGCTTCACTGGGCTGTATCCTTTCTGGGACTCGCAGGAGATTCTGTACGAGGAGTTCGAGAAGCGCCGCAAGCAGAAGGGGAGAGTAAGGGCCATCGTAGACAAAGCCCGTCAGATGGGTGGAAGCACGTTCGTTGGAGGATACATCTTTGCGAACACAATCTTCACTGAGCACATCAACTCCATCGTGGTAGCTCAAGACTCAGACCAGAGCACATACATTCTCGAAATGTACGCCGCGGCCATCGACGAGTTGCCGTGGTGGATGCGTCCGAGAATTAGATACAAAGAGAAGGGTAAGTTCATCGACTTCGACGAGAAGGACGACGTGCTGCGCTACACGCGCCCAGGTCTGAAGACTCGACTCTACGCAGACAACGGGAACAAACCTACGGGTGCCGGCCGCGGTAAGACCTTTAACCGGGCGCACCTTGACGAACTGGCGTTCTGGAACGATCCGACTCAGTTGACGAAATCTCTATTCCCTACGTTCAACGCACTGGATGGCATCTACGTGATGATCTCCACGCCGAACGGACGTAATGACGCATGGCATAACCTTTGGCGTAAGGCAGAGGCAGGAGACAACGATTGGGACCCAATCTACGTTCCGTTTTATCGGCGCGAGAAGACTTACTCTCTGCCGATTCCGAAGGGGACCGAGTTCGTATTGAACGAGGAAGAGCAACTCATCAAGGAACAGGTTTTCGCAAAAGAGAATTACACCATCAAGAATGAGGTGTTCAACTGGCGGCGGAAGCGTATTGCCGACTTCGTAGCGACTGACGGTGACGACAAAATGTTCCGTCAGGAATACAGTATGAACGCAGAGGAGAGCTTCCAGACCTCGGCTGTGACTGCATATCCGCTCGGAGTTATTAACAAGTTGATGAAGAGGACGCGCAACCCGAAGTGGGTTGGAGAGATTAGTTACGACTTTAATGCTGGAGTTCCGCGGGCGAAGATGCGTGAGGTGCAAGCCGGCGAGGAGTTGGAGTATCCGAAGACTCATAATAGGTTCCACGTGTGGGAAAAGGCAGAGTCGGGAGCGACTTACTGCGTAGGTGTGGATGTAAGTCTTGGCAATGACGGAGGAGATTATTCTTGCTGCCAAGTTATCAAGACGAGTGACCTTGCTCAAGATAAGCAAGTAGCTTGCTGGCACGGGTATCTCGATCCTGAATCGCTTGCAGAGGTCGTGTTGGCTATCTGCTGGATGTACAACGAAGCCCTGGCGGCCGTGGAAGTCAACGCGATGGGCATGGTCACCAACAACAAGTTGGTTCGCGGGTACGAGTACGAGAACATCTATCGCTATAAACACCTCGACAAGATGACCCACTGGATGACGGACATCATGGGGTTCTGGACAAACGACAAGACCAAACGCGCACTTATGTCGAAAATGTCTAAGACCCTACTCGATGACTCGATCGATATTCCAGACAAGTTCACGTGCGACGAGTTCTACGATTTCACAGAGGATGGTGCGGAGGGTGACGGCGCCCATGATGATTTCCAGATGGCGATCCACATTGCTCTTTACTGCGCTCATGAGAACGAGTACCGCGAGATGCGCGAGGGGACGGGCGGGAGCAAGCAGGAATCGACTAAGCAACAAAACGAGTTCAAGATCCTCGACAGATTCGGTACAATCATTCAGACGACAAATTCGCAGCATGAGGCCGAGCGGGTTTCGGGGAAGAACATCGGCAGCAGCATCGTGCGGGACTCAGGGGCGACGGCGGTGGTGAACTTGAAGGGGGTGGGGAAGAGGCGGGTTCCGTCAGATTATCAGTTAACGGACTACAGCCCGGTATTTGATGGAACGGGGACGGCGGCCAGGATGCACGAGGATGGGGTAGCACCAGAAGAGATCACAGCGGAGTCGATGGCGCAGTACGAGGCCGAGCAGGAAGATATGGAGTCGGACGACCAGAACAGTTGGCTTTACCAGTAACCGAGGGGAAGAGATGGAAAATGGTGGATGGATGGTAGTTGTTATCGTGGGCGGTGTCATGATCGGGATACTGCTCTACGAAGAGTTTTGGATAAGAAGATAGGGAGGGGAACAATGGAAAACCAGATGAAGATCTGCTTTGTAACTCTTGGGGATTTTAACCGGATGTGGGCGAAGGCGATGCCTCAAGAACGCTTCAGCGCGGATATTCCTACGCTGAATTTCCTGTACAAAAAACACAACACTCTATTCATCGTCGGCAGGCAAGAAGATTTTATCGCGTCGGTGTATGAGATCAACCCAAAGACTTTCTGAGTCCAAATTTTGGAGTAACAGGAGGAGAGAATGAACCCGGTAGGACTTCCAGAACGAGTGATCTGCCGTCATTGCGGAATAGCTTTGATGTTTGCGGTAAACAGAGACTTCTCAGGGGATATCTCAAAATGGACAGCGAAGCACGAAATTACGGGATACTGTCCCAATGACAACCGGACGTACTTGATCCCCACGATCGAGTGCAATCCAATCGAAGAGTAACAGAAGGGGAAAGATGCAGCCAGTAGCCTATCAGTCAGTGAGGTGCGTATCGTGCGGGACGATTCTTCCCGTAGCGTGGGTGAACGGGGAGTGTGTTGCGTACCATAACTCTCCGGTGTTTTGCCCGAACAATGGAACGAGTTGGAAAGTTCCAACGGTCCAACTTCAGCCGTACACGAACCCAGGAACCACGAGTTAGAGGAGGAGAAAGATGCCACAGATTAGGAGTAGAATAGGGGTGTCGGGAGCGGTGAACTCCCGGTAAAAATCGCCAACAAGAACTGGAGGTTCTGATGACACCCCAAGAAATGATTATCCCACGCAGTATATTGTGAGGCAGTCAAACAACTACACGGAGAATTCGCAAGAGCAGCATGAAAGAGAGGAAATAATGCCGACACTGAAGACAGAATTCGCTTGCAGTTTATGCGAAAAACAAACAGGTAAGCAGGTCCAGATTCTCGCAACAGAGGGAAGGTTGATCTGCCCCGAGAACTCAAATCACAGATGGACAGATACGGCAGACTTCTATGCCAGCAACCCGAAGCTAGTCTTCAAAGTTGGACCAGCCAAGTTTCCGTCTCCAGAGGGGCAGACGACGATCACCCTGAAGATTCCTCAGAGGATCAAGGATGCTCTCGACGGGCGGTATGCCACGGGGCTGGAGTCGGTGGTGGCGAACGTCTTGCTTCAGTTGGTAGACGGTGATGTGATGGTTGTCGGGGAGACGGACAAGAACCGCCTGTTCGAGCAGCTGGGCCAAAATTTTACAAATTCGAGTGAACTTGTTGGCGTGGTCTGGGCTAAGATGTGTGAAGTGGACGAGGCCAAGGCGGAAGCGCAGGCGGCCACGGAAGACCTCAAGGCATACGAGAGCCGTTCGCCAGGGCGTATCGTGGTTGACCTCGGAGACGAGTACGAGCCGGCCAAGGAGAGGGCAAAGAACTCCGAGCCTCCGATGCCTCTCAAGATGTTTATTGAGGAAAAATTGCGGATGGCGCTCAAGGAAAACTGGTTTTAGAAAGAAAGGGTCACAGTGATTGAAGAATTCCCGGAGATAAGGCCAAAGCCGGACGAGGACGACAAACGAACCACGTCACGACTTGAGTATTACACCCAACTCAACGATTGGTGCGATGCGGCAGTTGAGGAAGGTATTGCTCTTCAGCAGGACGTTCCTGAACTCCGGGACATTCAAAACGCTCTCGATTATCTGGTAGGGATGCAGTGGAAGGACGCGATGCCCTCCTACCGGGCAAAGCCAGTCAGCAACGAGTTTCTGTCGATGTTCTGGGAGACGATCGGCCTCATCACAGACATCCGGCCAGTCTCGCACATCGTCGATATTGCCAACGACGGGAAGTATTCCGAGATCGAGAAGATCCTCAACAACTTGAACAAGGGCTGGGTGTCAACGTCTGGGTACGAGCGCCGGATGGCTTTCTGCATCATGTGGGCGATGTTCACCTCGGCGCCGGCCAAGCTCTATTGGAACCCGTTCGCCAGAGGGGACAGCGGAGATCCTTCAGACGGAGACTTGAGTCTGGAGGCTTTGCCGCCGAGTTCGATTCTGCGGCTGGGGATGGGCGACGATCTTCAGGAAGACGAGTGCGTAGTCTATCGGAGGATGCGGACACTCTCATGGATCAAGAGAGCCTACCCGACGATGGGGAAGTACGTCAGGGCTGAAGAGCAGAAGAGCCGGTACACGGTTGACGTGCAGGGTCCAACGGGAGCGCCTCAACTGTTCCCCCCCCTGTCACCCGGCATGAAGAGGTTGCTGGGCGCTGGAGACAAGCAATCCTATTCGAGCCAGTTTCCCCAGGCAGAGACGCAGGAGTTCTGGAGGAAGGACGACTCGATCAACGAATCGCGTGAGCGGGTTTGGATGGGGCCGAAGGGCGCGGCGTGGGGATACTGGGTCGAGCCGGGGAAGAAACTGTACCCCCGCGGCCGAGTTTTCATCAGGGCCGGCAGGGTGACGCTGTACGACTATCCGAGTCCCTACTTCCACCGCAAGAAGCCGTTCGCCAGCCTTGGACTCTACGCAGTGCCGTGGCAGCAGTACGCATTGAGCGTGGTAAAGCCGTGGATGTCCCAGCAGGATATTCTCAACCAGATGATGTCGGGGATGCTCCAGACGGTCAAGAAGGCCATCAGTCCGGCTTTGATGGCGGCCAAGAGCGCGATCAATCCGGCGGCGATGAAGGCGATCGACAGTTCCAAACCGAACCTGAAGATCACCTACAGCCAGAACGCGCCTCACCCTCCAACGTGGCAGGCACCTCCAGTGCTTCCGACCTACGTCCTGCAAATCTACACGCAGATCCTCCAGTCGATGAAGCAGAGTTCCGGCGCATCGGCTGTGGGAGATGCCCTTGGGAAGAAGCAGGTTCCTTCAGGGGACTCCCTCGACAAGATCCAGATGGCGAAGAACACGCCGATCCGCGTGATGGGCCGAAGTGTCGAATGGTTCAACGACGAAATCGGTCAGCAGTGGGCAGCCGACGCTTTGCAGTTCTACGACGCGGAGCGCAGGATGGAGTTACTCGGATCAGCAGGACTGGCGAGGGAAGACATGGACGACAAGCCAGGGACGCTTATACCGGACGGAATCCAATCTGAGGCGTTCGTTCGCCGGTATCACTACAAGACTGAGCGCGGTACGTTGCTTCATATCCAGCAGCAGGAGCGCATCCCGATCGCCTTCCAGATGCGGAAGGTCCACGACTTATCTCGCAAGCAGACGTTCAAAATTCTCAACTGGAACATTGATGAGAAGGAGAACGATGAGGAATTGAAGATGGAGGCCGCGGCGATGGCTCAGGCACAAGCTGGCGCACCACCGAAGGGCGGCCATAAATGAGCACGGCAGAGGCGAGCAAGAAGGTAGCCGAGCAGGACATTCCAAAGATTCTGGCGGCGATCCAGTCAGCGATCGAGGCTAAGAGGAAGTGGACGCTTGTTGTTGAAGGAAGTGACAACGGCGGGATAATGGACATTCAACTGACGCAGAAAAAGTCATACAAGTAGTTTTTTTCATTGCACTGCAAAAAGTCGTTGACAGAAGTTCAGCGACGGATAATGATTCTGACAGGGCAAGAGTAGCGATTACCGGGAAACCGGAGAGATTGCGGCAGCCGCGAGTGGGAGAAATCCCGTCCGCGGCTTTTTCTTTTGTCCGAGAGGCCCAGAATCTTTCCCTGGGGAACCTCAGCGGTGGAGGCCGCCAGCCGAGCAATCGGCTGCAATAAAAAACCCAGGGGGAAACCCCGGAAAGGATATACACCATGGCTCGTCACAAGGGCAAGCGCAAGGGTGGCCGGAAGGCCAAGGGCCGCAAGTAGTTTTACGGCTTCAGCAGTGAACGAGGGGCGTTTCACCGCGCCCCTCCACACCATCGCAAGGGGATCATCATGGCAAAGAGCAGCGGAATGGCCGAGTCGATTGAGCAAGGCCACTTTCTTCATACCTCCTCCCCGAAATTGGGCAAGGGAACCTTCGATCCGGTTGGTACATTCATCGACGAGGGCGAGATGACCACGATCACTCCGAAAGCTACGAGTGTCAACGTGAAGACCGGCAAGCTCCAAAACAACGAGAACGGATTCTAACTCATGCCTCCAATGACACAGCCGCCGATGGCGCCGGACGTACAAGCCCAGATGGGTCCAGGGCCGGCATTTGGTGCTCTGGCTGGGCAGGCACAGGGTCAGATGGGGAAGAGTCCCATCGAGACCGCTGTGGGGACCGTGGAAAAGATTCTCAGCGGAATTCAGGATGAGGCGATGCGCCCCTTCATCCAGAAGGCCATAGCCACTTTGAAGGTGGGGATGGCACAGTCGGCGCAAAAGCAACCACAGTCGGCGGGTATGGGGGCACCACCTCCGGGTGGCGGACCTCCTCAGATACCGACGCCACCGACTCCGGGGCAGATGCCGGGGTAGGGCAACGATAACAGGTAAGAAGTCGGAAACGGCAGTCTTATCCGAAGCCCCGCGAAGCCCGAAAGGGAAGCGAGGAAGGATGCGAGATGGCAGTCCAAACGTGGGAAGAGATTTTAGCGGCAGCGCGGCTTAGTGCTGAGGAACGCAAGGTCATTGACAACATCGTGCAGAAAGTCCCCGAGTTCAAAGACGGGCGGCTTCGGCAAGCGGACTACGACCGTAACATTCAGAAGTTGAAAACTCAGGAAAAGGAATATTCCGAAGCTCTTGAGTACAACGCACGGATGAAGGCGTGGGCTGACGAGAAGGTTCCGATCTGGGAGACCCTAGTGGAAGAGGGTGTGATCGATGAGGAATCGAAACCGTTGTGGCCTGGACAAAAGGCCGAGCTTGAGAAGCAGCTTGAAGAAGCCCGAAAGGCGGCAGTTGGAGGCGATATGGACCCGGCAGAGTTGGACAAGCGCGTGAAGGCAATCGTGGCGGATTCGGGCATGAGCCTGAACGCCGAGCAATACCGGAACCTGTACGCCAGCGAGGGCAAGAAGCTGGTAGAGGAGACGGTCAACGCAAAGTACAAAGAGTTCGAGACCGACTTCAACTCCAATCGAGTTCCTTTCCTTGGCGGGTTCGCGGCCAGCACAGCACTTGCGGCAATGCGATACGAGAAGGAAACCGGAAAGACGTTTGACGTTGAGGCTCGAAACAATCTTTTCAACACCATGACCAAAGAGCAGAGTTTCGATGCGATGGTGGTTATGGAGAAGATTCTTGAGCCGATAGCCCGCGAGAAGAAGACGGCGGCCGACATTGAGCGGTTGGCGGAAGAGCGGGCGCAAAAGATTATTGCCGAGCGCGGCGGTATGCCGGGTGGCGGCAGCGAGGGTCAATTCCCAACTGGCGGGGCCAGGGGCAGTCTGCAAAAGATGTTGGAAGAAAGTGCGGCGTCTGAGGGCGATGTTGAGTCTTTGACGATGGCCGCGGCAAGAACGGCATCGGCGGAATTGAGAGCCGCCGGCAAGTTTTAAGGCATTGAGGTAGGCGGGACACCTTGAGTTCCCGCACTGCATCTCCATAGGAAGCATGGTTCCCATGCGAAGCCTTCAGGGATAGCAGGGGTGAGTTGACTAGGAAGCCGATAGGCGAAGCCTGGGAGACTAGGGCGACAACGGCGCAAGCCGCGGTTTTCAATCATCTCTGGCCCGAATGGGCGCATCGGCGAGGCAAAAGCTGAACCGAAGAAAGCAAAGGACTTATGGCCCTCACATGGAACGATTTAACGGGGAAGACGAATGATCATATCGTCCCCATCATCACCGACAACGTGTTCAAGTCTTCGCCGGTATTCACCCGCCTCCGCAAAAAGCGGAGATTCGCATTTCCCGGCGGCTTGACCATTCGCCACAACATCATGTACGCGCCTCTGAAGGGTGGGTTCTTCCAGCGCGGCCAAGCCTTTGACACCTCGGCAGTCCAGACGGACACAGCCCTCCAGTTCAACCTGAAGTACGCCTACACTAACATCACGCTGTACGGTGTGGATCAGGTTCTCAACCGCGGGACGGAAGCGGCCATGAGTTACGTTTCCTCGAAGATGGTCAACGCTTCGGGAACGATGGCTCAGATCCTTGGCACTTCAGTCTTCGGTGACGGCCAGGGTACGTTGAACTCGACTCTTGAGTTGGACGGATTCTCGGCGGCCGTTGACAACGGTGTGAACTACCCGACCTACGGCGGCATCACCCGGTCGGATATTTCCAGCGTAGCCAACACGGGCATCAACTCCTACTACGCGGCTCCTTCGGCCTTCAACCTGTCAACCGTCCAGACGGCCTTCGGTGCGTCCTGGTTCGGTCAGGAGAAGCCGGATATGCTGGCGACCACACAGCCGGTGTGGGATGCGTTCTGGATCAAGCTCCAGCCGCAGCAACGGTTCAATGACGAGACCTCCGACGTTCACGTTGGGTTCAAGTCGTTCAACTGGAACGGAGCGCAGGTGGTGGTCGATCAGTACCTTTCGGTTCTGGGCGGCACCTACACGATGTTTGGTTTGAACACCAACTACATCTACCTGTACGTCTCCGACGTGCCGAAGTACCAGTTTGGATTCACGGGCTGGAAAGAATCGCAGAGCACTGATGACATGGCCGGACAGTATATGTTCGGTGGCAACATGGTTGTTGCCGCACCGCGTCTCATGTTCAGAGAGGCATTCTCCGCCCTGTAATTGGGCTGAAGAGAGGACACGACAATGGCATTTTTGAATCCGTCAAATCAGCTTATCCAGATCGACACTGGAAACGTGCTCACGTATATGTTCAACCCGGCGTCTTCGCCGATTTCGGTCTATGCGAATATCGGAGAGATTCAGGTTCTCGGACAGCGGTACGTGGGCATCAACGCGATCACAACGGCCAATCCGTCCGGTTCGCCAGCAATCTACGTGTTGGCGAAGATGCTTGCGACCTCGGCCGCGACTCTTGCTGCATGGCAGACCGCAAACGCTCCGGCTCCGGTCTACTGGACGGACACCACCTTCACCACCGTTTCCCCGATCATGTCGGAAGGCTTCGGCGGGTTGCAGGCGAGTGTCGCCGGCTACTGGATGCCGAACTACGCATCTCTTCCGAAAGTGACGCTGGCGCAGTTGCAGGGTGCCTACGGTCTGGTTCAGGTGGCTGGATACCTTCCCGGTGCGTACTGCCCCGCGAACGGAACTCTGGCGGCTGGCAACTGGCTCATCGGCAATGCAGGCTCCTATCAGTCCGCTGGTGTGGCGGCTGCTTCTGGTCCGGGGTATCGCGCTCTGGGTATCCAGATTGCAGCGGCTTCGAGCAACTTGGCGAACGTACTTGTCCTGTCGGACATCATCTAACCGGAGGGAATCATGGCTTACACAGTAACGAAGAATCCCGATGGAGATGTGAACCTTGGCAACTTGGCTGGAGAGTTTGTTACCCTCCAGCCGGCGGCCTCGGATTATCCTTTGGGAGGGTATGCTCTGGTCGGCGGTGAGACGGCAAACACCAACTCGACTCCGAACCTCATTAACGTCGATCTCTGGAGAATCTTGACTGCGCTTCCCGTAGGCAGTCAAGGCGGTTTGGCGCCAGTTTGGAATCCAACTACACAGAAGGTTCAGATTTACGGGGAGGGACCGAACCCTGGAATTACCCTGGGTCTTGGTCCGGTATCAGCGGCAAAGTCAACGACTATCGGTGTGACATCAAACGTCATCACCGTGACGATCGCCAACAACCTTGTCGCGGGTCAGTTTGTGTACTTGCAGTCGTTCACGGCGGGTGGAGCCCTCAACGGCCTCATTGTGCAGGTGGCGACGGCGAGTGCAACGCAGTTCACGGCCAACTACCCGACGCCAAACATCACGGCGGCTACGGCCGATACAACCGGAACCTACCAGTTGATTCAGGCAGGAACCGGAAACCTGTTGACGACTGGAACGGTAGCCAACATCACGAACTCTCTGTCCACCTCGTCACTGTTGACGATGACCTGCGCAAACACGTTCACGCCAGGGCAATTTGTCATCATTCAGGGGTTGACGAACGGTGCCACGGCAAACGGTGTCATTGCCCAGATTGCGACAGCTTCGGCAACGCAGTTCACGGCAAACTGGACAGGCACTTCATTCACCACGGCGGCCGACGTTGGTACGGCATCGTTGTTGGTCACGTCAGGCAATGCTCCTGTCAACTCTGGAGACATTACTGCCTCGATCACGAACTCTTTGGCAACAGCATCTTCTGCGGGTACGGCCGGAGTTGTTACGTTGACAGGTCTTCAAAGCTT